GCTGAGCCTGTCGTTCTCGCTCACGAGGATGCACAGCACGCCGAGCGTCACCCATGTCAATATGCAGATGGAAGAATAGTAACTCATACTGCAGCTCCGTAAAATAGTTTTGATATTATACCACAATTTTTCCCGTTCTTAAAGTCTGCAATATGCTGAATTTTCGCCATTTGTTCAGTATTTCAGACGGCAGAAAACGATATAAAACGGTGGTATTTAGTAACAAATTAGAAACACGGTTCCGACATCCGGATCAGACCTTCTTCAGGTACAGACTGGACGTGAAACCAGTGTACTTGGTGCCGTTGTAGGTCACCTGAATGTACAGCCACTTTCGGCCATTGGACTTGTCCACACTGTAGTAGCCGTAGTTCATGACCTTCAGACCAACAGGCAGGACAACCATGGCCTTGTTTCCGGTACCGGCACCGTGCCGCATATAAACGGCAGCAGTGGTGACGTACTGTCCGGCCAGCTTCTTGTCAAAGCCCGTGGCATAGCCGGTTGCCCTGACTTCCTTCACCTTGCCGCTGGTGCTTCCGGATCCTGAACCGGATCCGCTGCCGGAACCAGTTCCGGAACCGCTGCTGGATCCACCAGCCTTGGCACCATCATCAAGTGCCATGACGGTATGACCGGAACTGACAAGCACGTCACCACGCTTCAGGTAGTCAGAAGATCCGGTGTACTTCTTATCCGTCAGGATTTCATACTTGCCGGTCTTCTGATAGGCATTCTTCATGGTGCTGCACACCAGGGCATTTCCGGTATATTCCAGTTCCTTGACACCGGCCAGGATAGCCAGCACGGTCTGGAAAGAACTGCAATCCGCTTCCGTGGCCACCTTGGACTTGATGTACTTGTCCACGTCATAGCCGTTTGCCTTCAGCTGATCATGCAGCGTGTTCCGCTGGGACTGGTCATAGCCTACCAGGTTGCTGTTGCACAGCTTTTCACATGCAGCGGCAGACTTTTCTGCCACAGCCGGATCCTTCGGTCTAAGGACAACCAGCCAGTCCTTGTTGTACCAGTAGGAAATCTTCACTTCAAGGCCGGTCTGGTCACCAGCCTTGGCACGTCCGTCCCATCCGGCATTGCCGTTTTCAGAAATGGACGCATGTCCGATTCTCACAGCCATTGTGTTCACCTCACTTCTTTTCAAAATAAGCCATCAGCTTGTCAAAGCCGAACATTGCAGCATAGGCCACCATGATGCCCACAATGACGAATGCAGCAACCAGATACCATGTCAGCATCATGCCATTCATCTGCCAGTAGGCAATGAACACACCCACCGTCAGAACAATGGACAGGCACAGCACAAAGATGTTGATCACCTTGGACGTACTAAGCCAGCTGAAGGATTTCTTCATCACTTCAGTGATGATGTTGACAAAAATGGTCAGAATTCCGACAATGATCAGAACCTGACTGATGATAGTTGAATAGTCCATATAGACGCACTTCCTTTCTTATCCCTTGGGTTCTTCTTCAGATGCAGAAAGATCAGGATCCGGCTGATCACCGGATCCCGTCTTCCTGATTTTGAACACGTTTTCAGCGCCTGCCTTGATGAAGTACCCAAAGACACAGGTGATCAGCACGTTGGTGGACAGTTCCATGAACGTCCCCAGATTGCTGTAATCACCGGAAACCATCATCACGATTGCAGAATAAAAGAAGGCTATGACGTACAGCACAAAGCACGTGGCCACAACCTTCTTTGAAAATTCCCACAACCATGACAGCTTGGTCTGTTTCTTCTTTGAATGCTTATCCTTCATCCACAGCGCCACTTGTTCCTTTCCCTTCCAAGAAGTTGATCCGTTTCCATGCAGATTTCAGGGATTCATCCAGACGGATGATCTTTTCAGTGTTTCCCTTCACGTCTTCTTTCAGGCTTTTCAGATCATTCTTGATTTCAGCAGTGTCACGGCCTATGCCTTCCAGCTTGACAATGACGGTGGTCAGGTCACTGGCTTCCCGTTTGTCATCAGAAGACTTGTTCCTTTTCAGATTGGCAATACCTGTGTAGATGCTGAAGGCAAGGGAAACAGCGGAAATCAGCAGTGCAATTTCAATAGTCATGTTGTTCACCTTTCCCTTCCGTCAGAAAGTGCCGTCAGACCTTATATAACGGTCATATACGGCACTTTCCAGCGTACTTGATATTTTCCCTTATCCTTCATCAGGAACCTTGTCAGGATAGCCAGCATCAATGACAGCCTGTCTGACAGCAGGCTTCAGGGCAGCAGGCACCTGTTCAAAGGTCATCCGGTCATGAATGATCAGGTTGGCATACACTTTTACCATGGTTCACACCTTCCTTTCTTACACCGTCAGAAGTCCGTAGACTTCCACCAGGCCTTCCTGGGTGTCCAGGATCTGACTTTCAAGATCAGCCTGCTTGTCAGACTGCATCTTGATGTATTCATCCTTGTCATACTGCACCAGGTCATATTCATAACCGGTGAAGCCAGGTTCATCATCCGTGCCTTCGGTGTTGATTGCCGTCACGTTGCTGGCAATCCAAACACTGAATTCATCCACCACAAGGGGTTCAGGCTGCACGGTTGCCTGTACACGTCCATGATTGATCATTTTCCTTACTTCCTTTCTTGATGTGTTTGAAATAGTATGCATCAGCGTATGGCTGAAGCGGATCCAGATACTTTTCAGTCAGACGGTGACTGTCACAGTGGATCAGCCAGCCCTTATAGGAAGCAATGCTGCACCACTCTGAATAGTTCATTTCCTTGCCGGATTCCACCTTCTTCAGCAATCTGGTCATCTTGTCCTTCATCTGATTGCAAGTGGACTTTCTAAGAAGGGTGTATTCCTTGAAGATCCGGTATCCAACAAAATCCACACCACGCTGATACGTGGGGAAGATCTGATAATTCCCTTTGATCCTCAAATTCAGTTCAGACTTCAGGTAGTCACCCATAGCTGCCAGGATCCTGTGAAGTTCTTCCTTGGTACTGGCAAACACACAGATGTCATCCATGTATCTGTAGTAGTGCTTCACGTGAAGCACTTCCTTCATGAAGTGATCAAAGTCCGACAGGTAGAAGTTGCCGTCATATTGTGAAAAGTAGTTGCCTATGGGAATGCCAATACCATCAATGAACTGTTCATCCTTTCGCTGAACAATGGCAACGGTCTTTCCCAGTGACCTGTAAAACGCTATGTTTTCATCCGTGGCCGGACAGGTGCTGATACTGTCAATGATTTCATCAATGACCTGAAGCAGTTCAGGATCCTTGTATTTCTTCCGGTACTTTGCCTTCAGGATGTCATGGTCAATGCTTGGATAGAACTTCTGACAGTCAATCTTGCAGCAGAACCGCAATTCATCAGGCACGGTGTCCACAGCGTTCCGAAGTTTCTTGAAGGCTGCATGTATTCCTTTGTTTGGTATGGCTGAATAGGTATCATCCGTAAAGTGTGCCAACAGCTGTGGTTCAATCACCTGAATGATTGCCCATTGTGCTATCCTGTCAGGGAAGAACGGCAGCTTGTAGATTTCACGGACTTTGTTTCCCTCTTTCCGAAGGAACATTTCATAGCTGGAAGTGTGATAATCATGGTTGATCATCATTTCCTGAAGCAGCCCTAAGTAGTACCAGATATTCTTTTCAATTTCCCTTACTTCTTGATACCAGCCTTTTCCTTTCTTGGCATTCTTATATGCCCGGTACAGATTGTCCATTGAAACAATCTTTTCAAATAAATAACCATAACGCTTCACAGTGTTTCCTTTGTATGCACTAAGCCGAACCTTCGACACGCACCGGAACCGGTGCATCCTACCAGTACAGCCTGTTTAGAATTTTGTCAGTGTTTTGCCAAGCGGCACGGTGACACGGTTGCAGTTCAAACTGGATGCAGAACACGCTGCATCACTTATTTATTGAAACACCCACCCGGTGTTGACCGGATGGGTGCTTTTTAGTGCATGTACTGACTGCCTGGAGATATTCCGATTACGATTAGAAGACGAATTATTCAGATTCCGATTGAAGATCCTGGCTTTCAAGGCATTATTCCATTTACCACTGGATTTAGCTACATGCCAACTGGTGTTACCATTTAGACTTTTTTGCTTTTTTCCAGTAGCCATGTGTGGTCTTCCACCTATCTTGCAAATAATCCGACTGTATAACCACGTCACCTATAGTTCTATGTTTCAGGCTATTGCCTTACGCAGCGTCAAGTTCCGCCTTCCTGCTGGGAATGAACACCGACCGCCCGGAGAAATGCCGATAACGATAAGAAGACGAACTATCCAGAGTCCGAGCGAAGATCCCGGCCTTCAAGGCATCACCCCATGCACCACCGGATCTAGCCACATGCCAACCGGCGTAACCATTCCAGGTGTAATCACCAACAGGCAGGGCACTGGTGCCGGAGAATTCCACACCAACAAAGATCCAGTCATAGTCTTCACTATAACCAAAAGCGCTGATGTAGTTGCCGCTGGTGTACGGAATACGGATGCCGGTGTCTTCATAGGGTGTAGCACCGGTGTCATCAGTAAAGCCGTGATCAGCCACATAAACAGTGCCGAACATGCCAGCCGCAAAACCGGAAGGATTCTGGATGTTGAAGCCGTCTTCCCACTTCCAGATGTTGCCCCACAGGTTTTCCTCACCACGATAGGACACAGCCTTCTGATGGTTGGCATTCTCTGCTTCACCGGAAGCGTTGCCAAGGTTCACCGTGGCACCGGTCAGTTCAGCCATGTTGGTGCTGCCGTCATCGGTCTTGTCCACAATGCCCTTGCCAATGACGGTCTGACTGTTGAAGCTGCCGTACTCAATCAGCATCAGCAGCTGGGTACCGGCCAGCATGACAGCGTTCTGCTGTTCCCAGCCGTTGCCCATGTTGTGTGCCAGCTTTCTGGTGTTCGCCCTGGTCAGATTCTGTGTCAGGCCGGAAATGGGCTTGGCATTGGCAATGGAAGCCAGCTTGTCACCCGTGCTGACCGTGAAGTCAGCAACCTGATCATCATCCAAGATGTAGGCAGAAGCAGACACGTCATACAGGCAGCCTTCAAAGGCAGACTTGTAGATGAAGTCATCAACGGTTTTCCCCTCATTCATAGTGAACTGGGGATGGATCTTGAAGCCCTTCTTCGGCACGTCAGACACGTAGTATCTGATCTTCTTGGTCTTCCAGCCCTGGCTGACACCGTTGGCATCAAAGACTTCTTCAATGGACAGCGGCACAACCTTGTAGTAGAACTTCGGCTGTTCCACCATGACCTGAACCATGGTGCCGATAGGATAGGTGACACCGCCTTTTTCCACGGCCTGAAGCAGTGCACCACCGGTGGTGTATGCAGTGTCACCCTGGTATGCCAGGACAACACCGTCAGCCGTCATGATGCAGCGCTTTCTGCCGCCGAAGGCATTGATGCTGTCAAAACCAGCACCACCGGACTTGTTGACTGCACCGGCCAGACGGGTGAACTTCTTGTTGGCAAAGTCCACTTCAACACCATAGATGTCATTGTCAGAATATCCGACAAAACCCTTCAGGTCAGCAATTTCATCTTCCAGGGCATCAATGTCTTCAACCGTTGCATAGGCACCGGAATAGACGCTGATGTCCACATCATCAGAATTGCCAACCGTGGTGTAGATCTGAATATAGGCAGAAGACACGGTGACACCGTTGTATGCAGGCATGTAGCAGAAACCGGAAGTTTCCACACACACGGCATACAGGATTTCACCAATGTCAGGATCCGTGGCATACAGGCCAAGGGAACGGAGATAGTACCCGGCAGCCAGTGCTTCATTGGTGAAGGCCGTTTCAACCTTCACAGAAGTGTGATTGGTGATGGTCACCCTGGTCACGCTGTTGGTCTGCTTGATCTGTTCCAGTGCAGTCAGACTTTCCAGCTGACTTTCTGCATAGGTCTTGGAAGACGTGCAGACCTTAGTGAAGACCAGGCTTGCCTGACCAGCAATGATCTTGGCAACAAGTGCCTGACCTCTTGTGGTCAAATAAAGTTTGCTAAATTCAGCCATAACATTTCTTCCTTTCTTGAAAACTATGATAGTGTATTATTTCAATGACCATCATCAGGGACACCGTATGCCTTCCCATAACCACCTGCAAGCAGGGACACCGTATGGTCTGACATAACCACCTGGATCCGGATCACGGAAACCTTAGTGATTATCAGATGTGATCTGATACATTTCTGTGCTGCTGATGACACCGGCAGACACACCGCCACTTGGCCGGAAGGTTTCACACCAGTCCTGTGTCAAGGTGATCTGTGCATGGGTGGTCAGCCTTGCAGCAAAGGTATTGTTGCTGATTATGGTGCACATGATCTGATTGATGGAATACACCACGATGTTGCACGGCAGCACTTCATTGAACAGTTCATTCAGTTCATCCACCTGGCCAAGGTTTTCCAGGTATGTTGTGATGGACAGCAGATATTCTTCAGTGAAACTGCCGCTGACAATGTAGTGATTGGCACCACACAGCACGTTCAGTTTCTGAAGAAATGTCTTCATGGTGTACGGCAGCAGATTCACCCAGTTCACCTGCACCCTGGATCTTCTGGATTCCAGGTTGTCATGTTCATCTGGGATGATACCCATGATCTTTTCATATCTGCTGATGCCATATTCATCTGCCGTGCTGATGAAATGATTATACAGGCAGTGATCCACGGCATCCCATATCAGGATGAATTCCGGATTTTCTGCTTCCAGGGCAGCAACCTGTTCTTTGTATATCTGCAAATATGGGGGAAGGTATGAAACCAGATCAACCTGTCTAACCATTGATCACACCCCCAAACGTAGGAATCTGATACTTGGTCAAGGTGATGTTGTTTTCAGATCCGTTCAGCAGGACGCTTTCAATATCCAGCACACCTTCCACGGCCAGCACCCTGGATTCAATCTGGGAAACACGGACAACCAGATAGTCACTGTCTTCCCAGTCTTCACGCAAAGACTGAAGGTATTCATCAACAGTGCCTTCAATAGCATCCTTGCAAGCTGACCAGCTGTAGCCGGTATTAAACTGAAGACCTGTCAGCTTGACACTGATGGTCACCGGTGAAGCAGATCTGACATTCACAACATGGCCGATTGGTGACAGGCCATAACCTTCACCAGTCATGGCATCCGGATCCAACGTGTTCTTCACAGAACTGATCAGTGCAGGACTGGCTTCACCATAGTCATCACTGTCAATGATAGTGATCAGCACTGTGCCGCCAACAGTCAGCTTTCTGGATGCAGCTGCCGTATAAACAGCAGTCAGCCATGTAGCCACTTCATCAGACAGGCCGCTGATCACCGATTCATACCAGGTATCCACATCTTCAGAAGGTACCAGGTCAGCAGGCTTGATGTCACCATTCCAGACACGTTCAACTTTCACGGCACCAACACCGTTGATGCTTTTGACCTTATCAATATAGTCAGCACGGTTGCCGCCGAAGGCAAAGGTACCAAAAGAATTGAAATACCGTGTCCGTAGGACTTCAGTGTCTTCTTCATCTTCACCAGGTATCAGCACTTCATCCAGTGTGGCCGTTTCCAGTCCCTGAATGTATTCCATTGGAATCAGGTTGCCAAAATGCTGATTGCCGGTGATTCCAGCCGTTTCACACTGCACCTGATAGGTTCCGGCAGCGGCATTGATTGCAGACAACACCACGTAGTTCAGACTGTCCAGGTTGAAACGCTGACCGATCAGTGCAGCGGATCCAACACTGGCCGGTGTGAATGTGGCCTTCAGCACCGCCTTGGTTGCCGGTTCAGGTTCTATGCCACGGTCTTTGCACAGAAGGATCAGGAAGTCACGTGATGCAGTGTCACCATAGCCGTCCTTGATCATCTGATCCAGTTCAATGTACAGCGTCTTCAGTTCAATGGCCGTAGGTGAATGTGTATCATAGATGACGGATCCTTCACGCTTGTCCAGGGAAGACGGCACCCGTGCCAGCATTCTGTCCCTGATTTCTTCATAGGTCACATCTTCATACATCAGAAATTCACCGTCCTTTCTTCTTTTATGTCACCAAAGACGGTGTGAACAGTGAATTTCACGGCCACAACACCCTTCCTGGACAGATCAAATTCAAAGTCCGTCACGGACAGGATCCGTTCATCCCATGTCAACGCTTCAGTGATTCTTCTTTGCAGTTCAGGGCACACCCATGAAACAGGTTCCCCAAACAGATCCATCAGTTCAACACCGTAGTTCCATGAATACATTGGATACTTGTACCGCTCTGTGTTCAGTATCTTGAAGACAGCCTGTTTCATGGCATCAAGGCCGTCAACATATCCCCTGGTGGTGTTTCCTTCAAGATTCATCTTGTATGTTTTGCTTGGCTGTTCAGTGATTTCAAAATCACTGGCTAAAAATCCGGAATTGGAAGGTATCATGATTTCTTACCTATCCTGTCTATGATCACGAATTTCTGACCACCAAACTTCCGTATCAAGACCACTTCATCACCGACAGCCAAGCCATTGTGCACGGTGATCTGTTTCTTTCCGGAAATTCCGTGGTTATGGGATGCAAAGGACGCTTCCCCTGATCCACCTGATCTGTATCCGGTTGCCCAGTCAACAGTGACGTTTGTTGTGAAGTCCATCACGTTTCTGGTCAGCACTAACTGCTTTTCACCAAGGATGAACTGCTGTTCAACATTGATCTGAAGGGGTGATACTGAAATCACCTTGCCAAACAGCACGTCCGTTGGTTTTTCAGCCATCAGTGCATCAAGTGCAGCCTTCTTCAGTGTTTTCAATAATTCCGTTGCATCAGGCAATGAATTCACCCCCTCTTAAAGTCAAGTCCATCCAATGTTCTGATTCATTGAAGGTATGGACGCATTTTTCCACCAGCATGAAGTTCTTCACGTTGATGTCACCAAGGCCAAGGTTGATGACCACCATGGATCCGGCACGGACACGGCAGTCACCGAAGGCCTTTTTTACCACCAGTTTTCTGGTCTTCTGATTGTACAGCTTCAGCAGGGCATCAGCCTTGGCCTGACCGTTTTCACCCTTCTGAAGGGTGTCAAAGTATTGCAGGATGCCCCATTTGTTGATGTTTTCACCGGACTGTGCCACATAGACTTCACGGATACCGGTTTCATCATTGTCATAGGTCAGCTTTATCCTGTTGAATGTCGCATCATCAATGCTGCTGGTATAGTCAAAGTTCTGGCCTGTTTCTTCATCAATCATCAGGTATTGGCCATTGCTGCCCACACGCATCTGATCAAGGCTTTTCAGCGTTAGACTGCCGAAGTCATCATAAAGGATGAACATGTTGCCTGTGTTGGTCAGTGTCAGATCCAGTGCATTGCCGATCATGTCAAATAGGGAAGTGTTTTCTTCCACCCTTGATTCAATGACATAACCTGTATCAGCAATGGATCCAAGGTTCAGCGTATAGTCATTTGCCAGCATCCGGATGAATTCTGATGCCTTCTTGCCTTCATAGGTCTTTGTGTCCTTGTTCTGAAGATACCGCATCTGGTCATAGGCAGTCACGCTTATGATCTGATCACGGTTCCTGGATTTCTTGAACACCCAGCCATAGAAGATTTTCTGGCCATCAACTGTCATCCGGACTGGTGATCCTTCCTGAAAACTGATGATTTCATCCTTCAGGACTTTGAATTCCAGCTTTCCAGGTGTACCAAACCGCTGTGTTGTCCACTTTATACCGTCTTCCACAGCAGGCTGGTACACCGTATTTCCATTTGCAATCAAAAGTTCAACCATGTTCACCATCCTTTCTATGCTGGGGGAATGACCAGCACATCACCGGCATAGATCAGATTGGGACTTCTGCCCTTGAACACGTTTGGGTTTGCATCATAGATCTTCGGATACAGGGCACCATTGCCGTAGAACTTCCGTGCTATTGCCCACAGGCAATCACCCCTGACCACCGTGTATGTGGTCTGTTGTGGTGGTGCAGGGGATGATTCCACAGGTCTTGGTGCAGGTTCCGGTGATGCAACAACCTTCTTCTGCTGAATGGTCATTGCCACTGTTTTGGTTCCGTAGTCCTTCCACTGTTTCAGGCTGATCTTGACCTTCACATCAAAGCCAATGTCTGCACCTTCCTGGATCTGATAGTCTTCCAGGGACACCTTGATGTTGGTGTTGTACAGCGCCCTGCCATTAGGAAAAGCCCTGGTGATGATGAACTGGAATGGTTCCTGTGTGACCTTCAGTTCTTCAAAGTAGTCCAGGAAGTAGGACGCATTCTGAAAGCCGCTGTTGTACACGGCAAAAGGATACCGCACGTTTGGCAGCAGACATTCAAATTCAATGTCCGTCAGTCCAGGCTTCTTCAGGATGTTGATTTCACCTTCATTGATCAGTGTGACCTTCTTGTTTTTCCCATTGATCTTTATCTTGCAATCCTTGGGGGTGACAGGAAGAAGGCACTTTTTCAGGTAAAACATATATGCCATTAGTCATGCACCCCCTCTGTTAGTTCATCCACCGCTTCATTCACCGCATCAGTCAGACCGCTTACAACACCATCAAGATCCATGTCATTGTTGATATTGTTCTGCATACCGGACATGTCAACGTGAATTTCTGCTGTGGTATATCTGTTTATAGCTTCTTGTTCAGCAATGTCACGTAAATACTTCAGTTCTTCCTTGGTAACGTCCAAGGATCCTGCAATAGCTGCCGTATTTCCGGCTATGTCACCAACACCGAATCCAATGTCACCAACACCGTTGGCCAGCTGTGTGGCAAGATCACCACGGTCAGACAGACCTTCAACGTCAGTGGAAAACATGTCAGTGAATCCATCAAAGAAGCCGGACACGCTTTCAGAAACACCGTCACCCCATTCAGCACCAGCGGCAAAGGCATCTGAAGCCCATCCTTCCTGGAATGTGTCAAAGGTGTCCATGCCTGCATCAAAGGCAGCACCGGTGTCCATGTAATTTTCATTCAGCTGATAGGTTGACATGCCTTCCTGGAAGGCAGACAGCAGGCTTTTATAGTCTTCTTTTCCTTCATAGGCAGCAGCACTTTTGGCAGCATATTCAGAAGCAGCGTTTGCAATCCCTGAATAGTCAAATTCCACGAATGGCAGCTTGTTCAGGGCAGCTGCAATTCCGGCAACCACCGTCAGAACATCCGATAACAGTCCATACCACCATCCGGTGACGTTTGCAATGACATTGTGAAATGCTATGCCGATGTTATCACACACGGCACCAAGGGCATTCCAGATGCCAAGTGCAATGTTTGCTATGGACAGTCCCAGGTTGGAAAATGCTATGCCAATGTTGGTCACCACAGCCTTGATCCAGTTCCAGACACCAATGGCAATATTGGCAATGGACAGGCCAAGGTTCTTGAAGAATGCGCCCACCGTTGCAATACCACCACAGATGACACCAAAAGCAGAATTGGCAGCGCCTGT